AGGATCTGAACAAGAAGCTGGACTCGCTGCGTCGTGGTCGTCAGGGCACGGAGAATCAGTGGCGGGTCAACTTGGCCTTCTACAAGGGACGGCAGTACACCTACTACAACAGGCATACGAACCGTATCGAGTCGCGTCCAGTGGACGACGGCGAGAAGCCCCGCTATATCGTGCGACTGGTCTCGAACCAGATCCTCACGGGGGCACATTCCCTTCTGGCAAAGTACACCAAGACTAAGCCAGTGATGCAGGCCAGTCCAGGCTCAGGCACGGACGCGGACATCAAGGCCGCACAGACAGCCGAACGGCTACTTGAGTACCTATGGGATGAACTCGACCTAGATGACAAGCTGGGCGAGGCTCTCTTGTGGGGTATCGTAGCTGGACAGGGCTACTGGAAGATCACGTGGGATCCCCATGCAGGTAAAGCAATGAGCTTCCTGCTGGATCCACAGGGACAGCCCATTCTTGACGACCCTCTCAAGGAGGTCTTCAAGGCTCAATTGGAGCAAATGGGTATCCCGCCTCAGGAGCAGACGGTGTATCTTGGCGACATCAGAGTGGAGACTATGTCTCCCTTCGATGTCTACCTTGATCCGGCTGCCCGAGTCTTTGACGACGCGAAATTCGCAATTTGCCAGCACAATCTTGATCCAGATGAGATCAAGACGCGCTGGGGGGTGGACGTTCGACCAGACGCCTATCCCATGCCACAGGACTCTATGCTCCCCTATGGTCGCTCGCAGGAGTCCGATCCGACGGTCAAGGCCGTCTACATCGGATACTTCGTCCCTCAGCCGTCTCTGCCCAAGGGTAGGTACGTCGTGTGGATGGAGAAGCCTGCGAAGATCCTAGAGGACGGCCCGTGGCCGTACCCTAACAACATCCTTCCCCTGGTGAAGTTCCCAGGGATCAGGGTGCCTGGTCAAATCTACGACTCGTCGGTTGTAGAGCATGCGATTCCGCTCCAGAAGGAGCTAAACCGGACACTCTCCCAGATCGTCGAGTTCAAGAACCTGATGATCAAGCCTCGCGTATGGGCACCATACGGCTCGGTTAACGTCAGGATGACGGCTGAACCGGGGGCGCTGTACGAGTATGCGCCTTACGACAACCACAAGCCTGAAGTAGAGCAGATGCCCTCTCTTCCGCCCTACATCTTTGACCACCTCACCAACATTCGTGAGGCACTCCGAGATGTGTTCGGGCTGGCAGAGATCGCTGAGGGTACGCCGCCTCCCAACGTGGAGGCAGGCGTTGCCATTGATCTGTTGCAGGAAATGGCCTCCGACAGACTGGCCCCCACGATCAAACTGATCGAAGTTGCTATCGAGCGAGCGGGTCAGTTGATGATCGGACTGGCCCAAGAGTACTACACCGAGCCTCGTACCCTGAAGATCATGGGTTCGGGCGGTGCAGTCAAGGTAAAGAAGTTCTCCCAGGCAGACATCAAGGGAGGCATCGACATCAATGTCGAGGCAGGCTCGGCTCTCCCGCGCACGCGCGCAGGACGACAGGCCCGAATCATGGAGTACATTGACAAGGGAATCCTGAAGCCAGAGCATGCCTACAAGTACCTAGACATGGGTGACATGGCAAGTGTCGCAAGAGAGTTCGCGGCAGACGAGGAACACGCTCAGCGGGAGATTGACGATCTCATCAAGGGGATCCCGATCAACCAGTCGGCGATGAACCAGGCTATCCAGCAGATTCAGCAGGGGATGAACCCCGAAACTGGACAACCGCTACAGCCTGGGGAAGATCCGAACATGCTGGTCGAGAATGCCTCACTCCAGCCACTCTCCTACGAGAACAGCCAGACCCATGACAACGTGCTACACCTCTTCATGGTGTCGCCGGAGTTCAAATCTCTACCCCCAGACATCCAGCAGCGGTTCGAGACACATGATCGACTCACGAAGGACGCACTCTCTCAGCAGAACCAGCCGTCCCCGGAGCCGATTGCTCCACGCGTTTCGCTCCAGCTTAAGGGTACAACCGGGCCTACGGGCGCGAGTGCGATCCTTAATCGCTCGGGTGTTTCGGAGATCACCCCAGAGGTAATGACAGAGCCACCGCTTGAGACATGGGTGAGCGACTCTCTGGACAAGCCTGATGTTGAGGATGCGGGCAACGACCCGTTGACTCAGCAGGAAGTTCAGGCAAAGCAGGCCGAGATGCTGAACAAGGTGCAAGCCTCGAATCAGCAGATTGACCACAATGACCAGAATCAAGCTGCGAACCTTGCTCTACAGGAGGCGAAGCTTCACAACGAACATGCTAAGTTGGCGCTAACCGCCAAGAAGATTAGCGAAGTTGGGAAGAAGAAACCAAATGGGAAGTAAGCGACATGATGCAGCGACTAAGGCAGCCGTTCGTGCTGCCTTGGTTGCTTACGACGGTAATGTGAAGCGGACAGCCCGCGAGACTGGGGTAGCCGTATCAACCGTCCGAGACTGGAAGCAGGACTGGGAACGGAATGGTTTCCCAGAAAACCTCAACGAAGTCCTTGAGCAAGTTACTGAGGACGTAGTTGAGGGCTTTACCCGAATCCGTAACAAAGCAGCCCTGGAACTTGAGCGTCTGATTGATGATCAGCAACTCAAGGGTCGGGAACTTGTTGTGGCTATCGGGATGCTGACAGACAAGATTCGACTTTACAAGGGCGAGGCAACGTCTCGCACCGAGTCGAAAGCCCTGGTTGAACCCCAGCAGCTACGTGAACTCGTAGCTGGGTTCTTCGAGGGGGCAGTAGCCGCAGCCCAGGAACGGGCTGAGGAAATCGAAGAGGCGGATTGGGAACCAGCAGAGGTTATCGCACTCCCAGCCCCTCAGGAGGTAGTGAATGTCTGAACCCGTGTTTAGCAATGCGGAAGAAGCAGCGCAGGCACTCGCAGCGAGCGTCCAGGCGGACGCCGAGGGCAGGGTAGCTCCCGAGCCATCGGTTACGCCAGACCCCGCTGAGAATCAGCCCAGCGTGCCCGACGCCACGGGATCCCCCGATGAGCAGCCGGAGTCCTTTACGGACTACCAGGCCGCGATTGATGCCTTGCCTGACGAGTCAAAGGCTATCGTCGAGGCGCGGCTTGCTCAGATGCAGGGGGACTACACCCGCAAAACTCAGGAAGTAGCTGAGCAGAGGCGGGAAGCCGAACAAGCTATCCAGTTTGTTCACGAGTTGGAGACGAATCCGAACTTCGCCCTCCAGGTGTACAACGAAATCGCCGACGCCCTTGAGCAGTCTGGCTGGTCTCCACAGGAGGCTAGTAATGAGGCTCGTAGGCAGGTTGAAGAGGCCGTTGACACCGGGAACCAGCCGATTGAGTCGGAGATCGACCCCAACGATCCAATCGTTCAGGAACTCAACGAGCTAAAGTCTTGGCGCGCTGAGATGGAAGAGGCACAGCTTTACCAGGAGATGGAGAACGAGTTTGACCGGATGGACGTAGCCGTTCGTCAGTCGAACCCGGACTTCTCTGAGGAGGATATGTCGCATGTCTATGCGCTGTCGTATGCCACCGGAGGCGACCTTTTGGCCGCTGCCGATGCGTACAAGGCCGAGACTGAGCGCATCGTCTCCTCGTACCTGGAGCAGAAGGCTAAGGTCTCTTCCGGGACACCGGCGAATCTTTCGCCGACTGGCCCTGCTCAGCAGCCGCCGGAGGGCTTCGATGGTCTTTACGACCCGAGGCTTAACGCTGCCGCCGAGCGCATGCTAGGTGAGTCCCTGGGCTAAACGTAGAAAATCCCAAAAGGAAGTGAGAAATGCCTAGTACCGCAACGCTTTCGACGTTGTCGGCAATTCTCAAGGATCTGTATCTTCCTCCGGTTGTCGAGCAGCTTAACAACGAGGTTCTTTTCCTCCAGCGGCTTGAGACTCGGGATCAGGAGATTTTCGGTAACCAGGCCATCGTGCCCCTTCACACCACGCGCTCTGGTCGCGTCGGCTCGCGTCTTGAGTCCGAGCAGCTTCCACAGTCGGGTGCGCAGGGTTACGCGAAGGCAGTCTTCGACCTCAAGTATCACTACGGCGGCGTGCGCGTTACTGGCCCCGCCATGGCGAAGACGGCTTCCGAGGCCGGTTCGTTCCTTCGCGCCCTTCAGGGCGAGTTGGACGGTATCCGAAACGATCTGAGACGAGATGTTGCACGACAGGTGTACTCCGATGGCACGGCCATCATTGGCTCGTGTGGAGTCACCTCGGCGTCAACGACTGTGGTGCTTGGCACCTCGGGAACGGAGGCCCTCCGTAAGGGTCAGCTTTACATCGGCCAGTTCATTGACATCGGCACGCAGGCGAACCCTGTGTCCGTTGCATCGAACCGCGAGATCCTCGACTACAACGCGACGACCTTCGGTACGATTACGATTTCCGGCGCTGCCGTCACCACGGCGGGCACGGATCGTATCTTTGAGCAGGGTAACGCCAATGCCTCGTCTGTCTCCAAGGAGCAGACGGGCCTTCAGGCTCTCGTGTCTGA